GTTTGTGCAGTAAACACTTATTTAGATTGAGTATAAATAAGGTAAAAGCGGGGCGGAACACTTGATTAACTATTTAAAAATCAATTAGTTAAGTGTTATTTAGATTCGTTTTAAATAAGAAAAGATATAGTATATATATATTATATTACTTAAGTATATACTTAGTATATAAATAGGTCTGACCTAATTTAGATTTGTTCTAAATAACAAAAAGTGTCTAAAAAAATTCTAACCCAAATTCAAACCTTATAAACAATTACGTTTATGGAAGAACAAGAAGAAGTACCAAAGAAGAAGTACAACATTAATCCTAATAGCTTAAAGAACTTAAAGCCTATTCAACCTGGTGAAACAAGGAATCCTAATGGCAGACCTAAGAACATGTTTAGGCAAGTTATGGAGAGTGTTGATAAGAGTCTTAGGATTCGGATGAGTAAGCAAGATGTTGTTGATGTAGTGGCAATGGTTAATTCAATGAGTGTTGCTGATATTAAGGTGGTAGCTGCTGATTCTAATACTCCTGCATTTATTGCAGTTGTTGCTAATGCCATCTTAGGTGACATTAAGAACGGAGAGATGAAGAATAGCCAGTTCATGATTGAATTTCAGCATGGCAAGGCATCCCAAGCATTACACTTTGAAACTACCGTAAAGGAAGATGTATTAAACCCCAAATTATTAACAGATGAGCAAATCAGAGAACGACTTAGCCAAATTAGAGAGAGAGATATTGTTGAGGGAGATTTCGAGGAGATCACTTAAAGACTTTGTTCAGTACATTAAGCCTGACTATGAGATGCAATGGTTTCATCAGGTTATCTCTGAACACTTAGATTTGGTCTATGAAGGTAAGATTAAGAAGCTAATGATATTTGTGCCTCCACAACATGGGAAGTCCGAGTTATCAACAAGAAGTTTTCCTGCTTACCTACTTGGTCGCAATCCTGATTTGAAGTTAGCTTTAGCTTCCTACAATGCTACCTTAGCCGAGCAATTTTCTACTGAAATCCAAAGAAGGATGCTAAGTGAGGAATTTAAACTACTTTATCCTGAATCTCGTATTGGTGAGAAGAAGGGTGAGGCAGTAAAGACTGCAGAGTTTTTCCAAACTGTTAACAGAAGGGGATATTTAAGAGCAGTTGGTAGAGGTGGTTCGTTAACTGGTACGGCAGTTGATATTGGAATCATTGATGACCCCTTAAAAGACCGACAAGAGGCACAATCAATTATCATTAAGGAACAACTTTGGAATTGGTACACCGATGTGTGGGAAACTCGTTTGCATAACGATTCCGCACAAGTGCTTATTCAAACAAGGTGGTATGATGATGATTTAGCAGGTAGATTACTTGAAAGGGATGATGACTGGACAATTATCGAGTTTCCTGCTATTCGTGAGGGTGCAGAGAACACTTATGATAAAAGAAAGGTCGGGGAAGCCTTATGGCCTGAAAAACATTCACTTGATAAATTATTAAAAGTCAAGAAGAATGAGCCATTTACTTTTGAGTCACTTTATCAGCAAAACCCTAAGCCAAGTGTAGAATCCTTGATTTATCACGATTGGCAACCTTGTGAGTTCTTTCCAAAGGATGCAGAGGTGGTGTTTAGTGGCCTTGACTTTGGATTCTCTAATGACCCTACTGCACTAGTAAGAATTGCCAAATTGGGAAATAAGTTATACCTTGATGAGGTTATTTACGAGAAGGGATTAACTAATGCCGATTTGATTAAGAAAATCAAGATGTATCCAAGTAAACTCGGTGAGATTTACTGCGATAGTGCTGACCCTAAATCAATTGAGGAATTAAAGAGAGCCAATCTTCCTGTTAAGAAAGCAGTTAAAGGTAATGACTCTGTTAATGCTGGAATCAGTAAATTACGAGAATACGAAGTGTATTACACGAGGCGGTCAAAAAACATTAAGAAAGAGGTAGATAACTACCAATGGATGATGGTCGGGGGTAAAACCATTAACAAACCGATAGATGACTTTAATCATGGACTTGACTCGATCAGGTATGCGGTCTACTCGAAGTATTCAAAGAAAAAACTCTTAATTTTTTAAACAATGGGATTATTCGATTTTTTTACTGGCAAGAAAGCCATAGATGTGCAAGGTGTCAAACAATGGCAACTATTTGGCGGAGGCCAAACATATTCGTTGTATAGTACTGATTATCGTGATGCGATAAATAACGGATACGACAAGAACGTAGATGTGTACGCAATCATTGATGATATTTCTTCTCGTGCAGTAGAAGTTCCTTTAGAACTATACCAAACAAGCAAGATGCAAATTAAATCTGCTAATAGAGTCAAGGCTTTACTTACAAGACCTACTGACCGAAGCATGATGGAGGCTAATTCAATTATGAAGAAGTCTATGAAGGAATTAGAAGAACATCCATTATTGGCTTTACTTAAAAGACCAAATGGCTATCAAACTTCTAAACAGTTTTTTAATGCTTTATTCTCGTATGACCTACTATTAAAAGATGTGGGTGTATGGGGCGAAGAAGACCCAATCAAACCAGGAAAGATTGCAAGACTTCACGTTATAGCCCCACACGATTATGATATCATTACTGATGGTTTTAGAAAGATTGTTAAGTATAAGATTAGGTCTATTAATCAAGAGGTTGATCCTCAATTCTTTTTATCGTTCCGTAGTTTTAATCCCACTTTTGACAACCAAAATTCTGTACATCGTGGAGTATCACCTTTAAAGGCAGGTTCTCGTGTTTTGCAGAAAGCTAATGCAGGAGAAGAAGTAGCGATTGAAAACTTTGAAACTCGTGGTGCAGTAGGATTTGTGTATAAGGATGATATCAACGTAGAAGATTTAGATTCTACTGAAGTGCAGAACTTAGAGGATAGAATGTATGATAAGATTTACAATCCATCTGCTAAAGGTCGTGTACAATGGTCTAATGCTAAAGTTGGTTTTACTAAGCTATCAACTACAAACATTGACTTGGATTTAAGAGCAATGAGTAAGTTATCTACCGAGCAGTTGTGTCGTTTATGGCATTACCCTTATGTGTTGCTAAATGCAGACAACTTAACTGAAAGCAACTTGGCACAATTTATCCGTAGAATGATTATTAACTGCGTTGTGCCTATGCAATCTCGTGTATGCGAAGGTTTGCTAGAATGGCTTGCTCCAAGTATGGGTATGAATCCCTCACAATACGTTTTACGTTTTGATGTGGATGCTTATCCTGAAATGAAGCAGAACTTCTTGGATGCAGCTTCAATTTTAGAGAAATTAGATGGTGTACTTACTCAAGATGAGAAACGTGTGTTTATGGACTTTGAGCCTACTAACGATCCAGTAATGCAACAAGTTTATATTCGTTCTAATCAAGTGACTATTGGTAGCCTTAACATTGACCCGACAGAGATTGGCTCAATGGTTATGGATGAAGATAATTAACATGGATACTTTATCAATTATAGTAACAACTTTAGCGGTAACAACTTCCTTTTGGTTAGGGTTCTTTGTTGTCTATCAAGACAATGTTAAGGACAGAGAAAAGAAGAAGATAGAAAAGCTATTCAGAGATAAGAAATGGTAACAGAAGAAATGTACCGAGTAGCTTGGCGAAGAAGGCACAATATGAATGAACGTGCTTTCTTTGCCTATCTTCAAACTAAACTCGGAGCAGAAACAAGAGAGTACTTAAAGTCACTTAGTGGCCGAAACCCACAGACATTCCATATCACTAATCACTTTAACGAGAGATGGTTTATGGAAATACTGAAAGATGCGTATTTAAAGTTCGGAAGCAGACAAAATGAGTTTCTTAGCAGATACTCTAAAAAGGATGAAGCAGAAGATTTTACTAACGCATGGATTTTGGCACTTCTTTTGCTTTTTAAGGACATATCGCAGTTCATAATGATACTTGGTATCATTCGCACAATTAAGACTGATGTACAACGATTTGTGCAAGAGAAAATGCAAGAAGGTGTTGAGGCAGAAGCAATCATTACTTTGCTTGGTGTTTATTTAGCTTCTAAGAACATTATTAGAAGTCAAACTATTGCTCGTACAGAACTTACAAAGATTATGAATCTTGCAAGTGAAACATGGGCAGGAATCCAAAACAAACCACTAAAGAAGAAGTGGGTGGTTACATTGGATGGCAAGGAACGTGCATCTCATAATGCAATGGCAAGTTATCCTGCAATAGCTTTAAACGAAAAGTTTGTTGTGGGTGGTGCTTTAATGGATAGACCTGGTGATGGGTCTGCTCCTGCAAGTGAACTTGTCAACTGTAGGTGTGGTCTGATGTATGTAGAGTAAAATTTGGTTTATAGTTATTTTTATTATATTTGCAAAGATTGAATACAATATGAGAGATTATAAAATAAAATCAGATGGTAGTGTACAAGACGTTGATGTAAAAAAACGTATTGTTACTGGCTACGCATCTAAGTTTGGCAATATTGACCTGCACAACGATATGATCGTACCGGGTGCTTTTAAGAAAACCTTAAAGGAGAGGGGTGTAGATGGCAATAACAGTATTTGGTTCTTACACAATCACAAGACAGAAAACCCTTTAGGTAAGCCAAGAGTTCTAAAAGAGGATTCTTATGGTCTTTACTTTGAAGCACCTATTGTAGATACTACGATTGGTAGTGATGTGTTAAAGTTGTATGAAGAAGGCTTAATCAATGAGCACTCTATTGGATTCTCTACTATTAAGGAAAACAAGGTCACTAAGTCTTTTAATGACTATCCTAAGTCTGTATCTGACAATGCAAAGAAAGGTATCAGATTAAATGAGGAGGGTGGCAATAAGTGTGCTACTGATGTGGGCAAGATTCGTGCTCAACAATTAGCTAACAATGAGAACATTTCTTTAGATGTTGTAAAAAGAATGTATTCTTATTTGTCAAGAGCAAAAACTTACTATAATCCTGATGATGAAACTGCTTGTGGTACAATCTCATATTTACTATGGGGTGGCTTACCTGCATTGAAGTGGTCTGAAGATAAGATTAAGGAAGTAGAAGGTCAAAAATCTGCGAATGGTACTAAAAGTTACTATGAGATACAAGAGGTAAAATTATTCGAATTTAGTAGTGTTCTTTGGGGTGCAAATCCTGACACTCCTTTCTTAGGACTTAAAAGTTTGGATAATTCACAACTTGTAGATAGATTTGATAAACTTTATAAGCAATTAAAAGGGGGTACAGTTTCTGATGAAACAATGCAACTTCTCGAGATTGAATATAATTTCATCAAAACGCAAATTGCCCAGTTAATCAATGAAGATGAGGAAGTCGTAGGAGATGACACTTCGGAGGTTATTGATGCAATTGATGAGCAGTTGTTTATTGAGGAACAGAAAAAGTATTTTATAAATCAATTAAAAAACTCGTTTAAATAATGGAGGATATTAAAAAAATCGTTGAGGAGGTAAAATCTGACATCAACGCAATGATTGAAAAAGGTGTTGGTAAGGAAATGGAAGGTTTAAACCTTAAAGACCTTATCTCTCAAACACAAAATGCAGGTGAGAAATTAGCTTCTTTAGAGGAGAAAATGGGAACAGTAGAGAAGTCTGTATCTGACTTTATCTTAGACCAAAAATCTGTAGGTGCTCCTGCACAAAGAGAAGATTTCGTAGCTAAGGCTTTCGAAGCTAACGCAGGTAAATTAAAGTCTTTGATTTCTTCTCGTGGAGAAGCAGTTGGAATGAACTTCAAGGCAGTAGGTGATATGAACTTGACTGCTAACATCGGTTCAGGTTGGGCTTCATCTATCGCAGGTTTGTCTAACACAATCTTGACTGATCCTTTCCGTCAAGTACACTTGCGTGATTTGTTACGTTCTTCTACTATCGAGCAGAATGGTGTATTCAAATTCGCTAAGAAAACAGGTGGTGAAGGTGCTCCTGCAGTTCAAACTGAAGGTGCTTCTAAGGCTCAAGTGGATTACGATTTCACTATCTCTGAAGTAACTCCTAAGACTATCGCTGCATATAGCAAGATTTCTAAGCAAATGTTATCTCGTTTGACTTGGTTACAATCTTTCGTATCTACTCAAATGGTTAACGATTTGTTAAACGTTGAAGATACATTATTGTATGACTACGCAGGAACAGGTGCTTTCGCAGGTTTATATGAGTCGGCTTCTACTTACGTTCCTTCAGGAACTGTAGTTACTGCTTCTAACCGTTGGGACAAACTTGCTAACGCAATTGCTCAATTGAAGGCTTTACGTTTTGCTCCTTCTGCTATCTTGGTTAACCCAATTGATGAGATGGAATTGTTAATCAACAAAGAATCAGGTGCAGGTTATTCTCACCCATCATTGTTGACTGGACAACGTATTTCAATTGCAGGTGTACCAGTTATCGCAACTGACATCGTAACTGCTAATACATTCCACATCGGTGATTTCAACAAGGCTGCTGAATTGTTATTCGAAGATAACATCATGACTGAATTTGCTTACGAAGATGGTGATAACTTCACTAAGAACTTGGTAACTGTTCGTGTTGAGGAAAGCATTGCATTGCCAATCTACTTCGCAAACGCTATGTTGAAAGGTTCTTTCGCAACGGCTTAATTTGTTTTTTGGTTTGTTTTGTGATTATTTAAGCCCAGTTCCCATTAGAACACTGGGTTTATTTTTTAAATAAATAAAGATATGGCTAAGGTAAAATGTATTAAGATATTCTTTGATTTAGATGTTAATTTTAACAGACAAGTTGGAGAGCAATGGGAAGTACCTACTGATCGTGCTAATCACTTGAATAAATTAGGTTTTGTTGAAGTAGAATACAAAGTAGAAGATTCGGTTAAACCGACAGAAGATAAGAGTATCAAACCTTCTTTCAAAAAGAAATAATGACTTACGAGTTAGAACCAGTTAGAACACAAGGAATGGATGTCACTATTGTTAGTGATGCTTTAGCTATTCCTATAACTTTAGCAGAGGTTAAAGACCATGTAAATGTTGATTTTACTGATAGTGATGATAAGTTAACTGCATTGTTAGCCTCCGCATTCAGAGAAGTAGAATTGTTCACAGAGAAAGGATTAAAGACTAAGACTGTACGTTTATCTTACACAGAGATTAACGGAACAGTACAATTACCTTTTGATCCTATCCAATCTATTACTACGGTAACTGATTTAGATAATGTAGCAATTACTGATTATGAATTAAGTGGAGATAAGACTAAGTTAAGTGCTTATTCAGCTTCAGGAATCAAGATTACTTATGTGTGTGGTTTCGCTACTCTACCTCAAGACTTAAAGAATGCAGTATTAGATATTGTAGCAATAGATTTTGACAATAAGGTAGAAGATAAAAGATTAGCTTTAAAAGCAGTTAAGGATAGAATAAGACATTATCGCCCTTTATATGTATAATAAGTTAAATAGAATCAAGGGAACATTTAAGCGGAAGCTATCAGGTGTATCTGATGGTGCAGGAGGCTTATCAGGAGTAACTTACTCTAGTTATACTACGAGTATATACTTTGCAGAAACCAGTTCGTTCTATGGGAATTACGGAGGTATTAGAAACATTGAGAGTGCTAACTTTGGCACAAATCAATCCTTTGAAGGAAAGATGAGATACCGTTCTGCTTTTATACCTAGAACAACTGATATTTTAGAGGTGAATGGTGTTGAGTATGCTTTGTCTAACATTATGGATGCAGACTTCGAGAAACAATATTTGACATTTAAAGCAGCAAGAAGAAGTGCTTAATATAAAGATTACAGGCTTAAAGGTTATTCAGAATCGTATTGATCGTGCATCTAAAAAGATACAAGATGATATAAACGATAATGTTTATGAGGCTGCTAATTATATTGAGATGCGTTCTCGTTCAAGTGCTCCAGTAGATACTGGTGTTTTAAAGGCAAGTCAGTATAGAGATACTATTCAGACTAAGCCTAACACTAAAATTAAAATTGGCTTTCGTGCTTTTTATGCCCCTTATCAAGAATTTGGTACAGGTAAACCACCTAAAGGTAAGTTTAGATTAAATGCAGAATATTTAGAATTTGCTGATTTGGCTGAAAAGTTTAACACAAGAAGAAATCCAAGATTAGCAGTAAAACCAAGAAGGTATTTTTTGCACCATTATATTGTTGCTCGTAGAGCATTAAATAGAAAGACAGGTACGATTATTAAAAACTTATTCAAATGATTAACAGAGATAGTGCATATGACTTACGCAAGGCTTATTTTCAAGCACTTAGTGGTATAACTTATAATTCACAAGCAGTTGGTGTTTATGATGAAATTGTACCTGAAGGAGCAGTTTATCCTGTTATTGTTTTAGGCAATCAATTGTCTAATGGAGAAAGGTCAAAAGATGGATTTCAAAGAGATTCATTAATAGAAATTAGTGTTATTCAGAAGTACACATCTGATGAAGGTGGCAAGAAAGAAGTTAACGATATAAGCAATATTATTATTGGTAGAATTATTACTAGCAATAATACATGGGGCTTTAGCCAATACCTTACTGGTTGGCAGGTCATGAATTGTGAATATCAAACAAATTCACTAATATTACAATTGCCTACAGGATGGCAAGTAGAACAGAATATAGTATTTACACAATTGTTAAATCAATTAAATTAAAATAAAATGGCTTTAGTAAACGGAACAGACCTACGCATATTTGTAGGTACTAAAAAGATAGCATTTGAAACATCTTGCGATATTGAACTTTCAACTACAATGATTGAAACTTCTAGCAAAGATAGCGGTGCTTGGGAAACGGCAATTCCAGGTCGTAAGTCTTGGGGTTTATCAGCAACAATCCAATTGGATTACAATGATGCTGACACTACAGTTTATACTTATGATGAGTTATTGACTGCATGGTTAAACCAATCAGTATTGACAGTATCATTCAAGACTTCTGCAACTCAAGCAACAATCTTGACTGGTAGTGCATACGTTGAGTCTAAGCCAGTTAAAGGTGGTGACATGGAGATTGCAACAGTAGATGTTAAATTGAAGGGTACAGGAGAGTTAGCTAAGACAACTGCTGCTTAATACTTGCAATTCAGAATTTTTGATTACATTTGGGGTAGGGATTTAATCCTTACCCTTTTTGTTTAACAAAAAACATACAAACAATGCGTACTATCACATACGAAAACAAAAAAATTAATCTTGATTTTTCTTTAGGTTCAATCAATGATGTATATGTCAAAGAACTCAATGGGAGTTTCGATGACCTAATTAATATGCAGAATTTTGAAGATAATCCATCGAAAATGATTGACATTACTCGTGATATGCTACTTAGTGGTCATATCTACTATTTATTTTGTAACGGAGAAGATGAGAAGGCAGAGGAGTTGTTAAGCAAGTTGAAATCTTCTAAAATGATTGCTACTAAATGGTTAATGTCTGTAGGGGTTGCAGTAATAGTAGAGTGGCTCACTAAAGATTTAATGCCAAGTGATATGGATCAACCAACAGGCGATTCAACAATAAAAAAAAAGAGGTAATTAAGTGGGGAAGTATCCTCACTCGTATTTATAGAACTGGATTGAAGCCATACGAATGGAAAAGAATGACACTAGGTGAATTTCTTGACTATGAATATGGCTTTGAACTTAGAAAGGCAGAGGAGTGGGATGGAATAAGAAACCTAATGTGGGCTTCACTAGCATCAATGGGTGGGGATAAAGTACCTAAGCCAAAAGACCTAATACCATTGTGGACAGACAAGATAACTAAACGTATAGAAAAAACAAAAGAAAAAGAGTATCTTTCGGATGAAGAAGTTATAAAATGGGTAAATACGATTAAGTAATGGCAGAAACTAATCAATTTAATATTGAGGTTGGGGTAGACACTAAAGACTCCATTGGCAAGTTAAAGGAACTTGGCTCAACCTTAGAAGGTGTTGCTAGTAGTGTAAAGAGTTCTACATCATCTATGTCAAGCAGTTTTACTGCTATGTCGGCCAAATTAGGTTCTTCATTAAAATCAGTTGGTACAACTATGTCTGTGGGGCTTACTGCTCCACTAGCTTTATTAGGTACTTCTTTATTTAAGTCTGCTGCTCAAATGGAGCAGATTTCAGTTTCTTTTGAAGTCTTTACAGGCTCTGCAGAAGTTGCTAAGAATATGCTTGCTCAATTAAAGGATCAGGCATTAAAGTCCCCAATGCAATTCCAGGATATAACTAAAGGTGCTCAAACACTTCTTGGTTATGGATTAACTGCAGAACAAGTGATTCCTATCACTAGAATGCTTGGTGATATATCAGGTGGTAATGCAGATAAGTTTGGTAGATTATCATTAGCATTTGGACAAGTTAATGCTGCAGGTCGTTTAATGGGTCAAGAAACCCGACAAATGATTAACGCAGGGTTTAACCCATTGCAAGCAATATCTGAAAAGACAGGGGAGTCTATGGCTTCTTTGACTAAGAGAATGCACGATGGCAAGATTTCTGTTCAAGAAGTTGCTAATGCTTTTACTTATGCAACAAGTGAGGGAGGTAGATTTTTTGGTAATGCTGACAAACAATCACAAACCTTACAAGGACAATTTAATAAACTGCAAGAAAGTGTAACTTTTGCTTTAGCAGAAATAGGAACTGAATTAGCCAATAATGGCGGAATTAAACAATTCTTTGAATCATTAACTACTACTGTTACTAAGGTTAAGGATGCTTTTTTATCTTTATCGCCTCAAACGCAATCACTTATATTAAAACTTGCGTTAATAGTTGCCGCAGTAGGGCCAGTATTAATTATATTCGGTTCTTTAATTAGTTCAATTGCAAGTATAGCAACTGCAGTTGGGGTTTTGTCTGCTGCATTTGTTGGCTTAAACCTTGCTACAGGTGGTATTTTGCTTGGTCTTGGTTTATTTGTTACAGGCATGATTGCTGTAGCAAAAAATGCTAGAGAAGCAGCAGATTCAATTGATTATATGAAAAAAAGGGCTCAAGCTACAAACGATGTTTGGACTGGGCCTGATAGTATTACAGAAAGTGTTGCTTATCTTAAAAATCAATTAAAAGAACTAGAAAGTAGACAAGCATTTAATGTTAAGTTTAATACTACTGGAATTGATGACACAAGTAGAAAGATACTAAAAGCTCGTGCTGATTTAGAAGCATTAGAAAAGAACATAGGCAAGCCTATGCCTAGTAAAGGATTTAGCACAACTCCTTCAGGTGTTGATAATAATAAGGAAAAAGAAAAAGCTGCAGCTAAGGCTAAAAGATTACACGACCAATGGGTTTCTGATGAAGCACAATATTATGATAAGATTCGTGCTTTAGAGAAAGAAGATAGAATTGCAGGAATTAAAGTTCGCAATTGGTGGTCAACTAATGAAACAGATAAGTTAATGGATATGAAGGCAGCATTTACTGCCCGTATCGAAGAATTTAAGTTATTTGGTGTTAGTTACATTAATAAAGAAAAAGAATTTAATTCTAAGGTTGCTGAATTAAGAAGAAATCAAGTTGAAGCTAATGAGAAGGCAAGAAATAGAGCAAGACAAACTGCTTTACTTGATCCTGCTCAACAGTTGTTTAGCGATAAGATGTCTAAGGATGCAATGCAGTTTAACAACATTGTTGACAAGATAGCAAGCCAAGATAAATTAGCTAAGATAAACGACTATAGTCAAGCAATGTATTCTTCATTGAGAGATTTTAGTCAAAACATTTATGCAGGTTTTGCAGAGATGGCTGCCTCCGCAATATTGGGAGGTTTTACATTTGAGAGTGCATTTAACCAATTAGGCAATTTCTTTTTAAACTCGGTTGGTGACTTACTTATTCAAATGGGTAATTCGGCTATCAAGTTGGGTATATCTTCAGAGGCAATTAAAAAAGCTTTAGCTGCAATTGGTCTCCCTGAAGGTGGTTTTGCAGCCATCGCAGCAGGAACATTGGCAGTTGCTGCAGGAAGTATGTTGAAGGGATTAGCAAGTAAGAATTCTGGAAGCATGAGTGCTAAACAAGGCACAACTACTGTTAAAGCAAGTGCAGGTAAGTTAACAGGTATGGCTTCAGGTTCTTCTTATAACTACGGTGGAGCATCTTACGCAACACAATCAGTTAGATTAATGATTGACCTTACAGGAGCAATTACTGCAACACAAACAGGATATAGCATCAACAAGTCATTAGAAACAACACTTAGAGTTACAGGTCGATGAAAACAGGTTACGGAACTATTTACCAATTTGAATTTGATGGCACTTGTAAGCCTTTTCCTGATCAAGCATTATATACTAACAAAGGCAAAGTATTAATCTTAAAGAAAGGATACAATGCTACTATATTCACTATTCCTTATGGACAAGTTAGTCCAGTAGAGATTGATTATCCTACTGCAGATGATGACATATTCTATCCATTAAAAGGTTCTTCTTTAAGTTTTAAGGTATTAGGTGGGGTCATTAACATGGACTCACTTATTAGCGAAGATGAGCAAGAATACTTCTTAGAATACTATCGTGGTGAGAATCTATTTTGGAGTGGTTTTGTTTCTCCTGAATTATGTGAAGAAGATATATTCTTGCGTTATCCTGCTATTGAGTTTAAGACTATTGATGGTTTAGGTACTCTTAAAAGTAAGGAACTAAAAATAGATAATAAATATCCTGCAGGTATATTAAGTGTTTTAACGATTATGTCTAATGCTTTAAAAAGTATTGGATATGATTACCCTTTGAACGTGTTAATTAAGACTTGGTATGATAGTCATGTAAAGACTGATTACTCAACTCCTTTAGAGCAAACTTATTTATATACTGCATCACTTAGAGATGACAATTTCCAATTTAAAAGTAATGTGGATATTGTTCTTGATATGTGTAATGTGTTTAATGCTTTTGTCTATCAAAACTACGGAGAGTGGTATATCGTTAAGCCTAAAGATTTAGCATTTGGTGTTAACCAAGCAAGTAAGTTTAGTACGGCAGGAGTTTTAAATACTTCATCTAAAAAGACAATACCTACTTTAGTTCATGGAACTGACTTCTTAATTATTGCAGAGCCGAGAAGAAAGATTCGTAGATTCTATAAGTACGCAGAAACAGAATACCAATACTCTAACAACAAGTATATTAATGGTGACTTTACTTTATGGAATGGCACTACTAATCCTATTACGTTAACTGATACGTTAACTTTAGTAGGTAGTTCTGAAGCTGAAACAACATTTACTGGTTATACTAAATCTTCATTAGGTACACCTAAGACATTCTTAATTTATGATGCTTTAGTTGATAAGTACATGATGGGATTAACCACATCAAACTCAACTGATGGATCAACAATTATTGGTAACATTGATGTTGGTTGGGAGCAAGGGTTTAATTTATCTATTAGTACATATACTAACAATCCATCATTTGCTTTAGTAATAGGTGTTCCTTATTTAGGTGGCACTTCAAGTTGGTATTATAATTTTAGTAATGATACTTGGCAGACATCTCCTTATGTATTTAAGAGGTCTACTGAATATCCTGATGAAGATATACCTGTTTATTCTAAGTCATTTGCTTTTCCTGATGTATTAGTAGACTGGAGTGTTAGAGAAGTGAGTTATAAGGTTGGACTTACATTGTATGCACAAACAAGAACTGGTTATAGTGGTAATGAATCTTGGTATTCACAGATTCTTTTAAATAGCAACAATATTGCTACCACAACTGATAAAGAGATAGTTAAGATTGATAACATTAAGAATGCTTCAATCACTCCTGCTAAGAGAATAGTTTCTAATGGTGATGGATTCCCAATAGGGTTAACTTCGGTACAAACTAACTATTCTAACTTTAAGTTCTTATCAGATGGTAATTACTTCTCTACTGTATGGCCTTCTCCATCAATATTAGGCCCAACATATCCTGATACAGGTGGATGGTACGAAAGAGAAGAACCTGATAGATACGGAATCAATGAGTTAGCTACTCGTAACATTCTTAACCAATATTCTGACTATAGAAATATATTTACAGGAGTTTTAATTGGTAAGAACTTACAATACGGAGCAATCTACGAGTTTCCTAATCAAGGTGCTTTAAACTCTAAAAAGTTTTGGCCTTTATCAATTAAGTTAAATGAACGAGATTGTACTGCTGAAGTAGTTCTGATGGAACTAAGCCCTAATGAAATAACTGGGCAGATGACAATCCAAAGATATGATTACAATGGTTTACTAATCTCCGCAGATGTTTCGGAGTCAAAAAAAAAATCCCGTAACGGTGTAGGAACTGACTTAGGAGAAGCAGGAGATTTCGGAACTATATTTGACAGATTCGTAGCCTTCTTTATGGATGACTTTAAACCTTAACAGATATGCCAAGAGAAATAGGATATTTTAAGTACAAGACCCGATCTTCCATTGAAATATATGGAAGCGGTGTCTTTGCTAGTACATCAGATACAGGATATGTATATGGTTGGAGTGAAACTCTTACAGACTTCGAAATAAGAGGCTATTTAAACACATTTGCAGGCTCTGTAAGCGGTGCAAAAGCAGGATTAATGCTACGCACTCAAGCTAATGCAAACGTGGCTTATATTGGCATTATGGTGCAAGGAGATAATACTGTAAAAGTCTATGAACGTGATACTACTAATAGTATTACAGATACGGTAGCAACTGCTACAATTGGAGTTAAACAAGGGGTGTGGTTACAGATAGTAAGAAGTGGAACTACACTAACCTTTAAATACTCTTTAAATGCTGAATCTGTTGCACCAGGAAGTATTGTTTGGACTACTCTACATACTGCTACAGGTATCGTAGATGCTTGGCCTACATTAGAGAAACATTTGTGTTGTAGTAGTGGAACAGATAACGTAAATTTGGCTTACTTTACAAAGGTTTATACGCAAGATTGTTGGATTAGTCCAATAGGTCAAAAAGAAGATTAGAAATGGCAATTAAAACATTAAGAGTATTTGCAGAATATACCTCAACAGGTTTTGTACCAATGCCTGTTGCAGGTGGTATTGATTATGGATATACATTAGCAAATACGTTTCCAAGTACACAACCAAGTACCTTTCAGACAGATGATCCTGACTTAGATGTTACGGTTACTGCAATGACAGACTTTTATGTTTGGATTCGTATTAGTGGTACTGCTTGGAATCCTTCATATACTCGTAATGTTCGTGTTTATCCTGATTCACCTGATATTAATAGTGTGGTGATGAACATGATTATTGCTACTGGCCCTGCAGGGGTTAGTTCTTATTCTCAAATAGTTCAAACTGCTAATAGATTGTACTTTAATGGTGCAACTACTGATAGTGTTTATAACTCTAAGTTTGCAGGTAAGACTTATATTAATGAGTTAAACTTTGGTACTGCTCCACAATTAGCTACAGTTGCTACAAGTGGTGCTTATGCTGACTTAAGTGGTAAACCTGCTTTAGCTACAGTTGCTACTTCAGGTTCTTATGCAGACCTTTCTTCTAAGCCATCAGGTACTGCTCCAATAAGTTATAATAGTGGAACTAATAGCTTTCAAATTACGCAAGCTAATAGCACTACAAATGGTTTCCTAACATCTACGGATTGGAATACCTTTAACAATAAATATTTACTTCCTACGGGAGGTACTACTGCTCAATACCTAAGAGGTGATGGTACATTAGCTACCTTCCCTACTACAATAGACTCTACTCGTTTAATTTTAAGTGGTAGAAACTCAACAGGTACTACTTTAACTAAAGGAACTGTTGTGTATATTAATGGTGTATCGGGTAACACTCCTTTGTTTGCTAGAGCCATTGCTTCTGCAGATTCTACTTCTGCTCAAACATTGGGAGTTGTAGAGTTTGATATTCCTAATAACTCAACAGGAGTTGTAGTGTTAGTTGGTGCGGTAAATAACTTAGATACTTCTTCTTACACAGAAGGTGTTCAATTGTATCTAAGTGGTACTGTAGCAGGTGCATTTACTTCTTCTAAGATACTTGCTCCTACTCACTTGGTGTATGTAGGTATTGTAACTAGAGCACACCCTACATTAGGTGTTGTAGAGGTTAAGATACAGAATGGTTATGAGTTAGATGAGATTCATGATGTGCAAATATCTTCTCCTGCTGATAAGCATATTCTTTATTATGACAATGCTACTACCTTATGGAAGCATTCTAGTGTAACTTCGGTTTTAGGATATACTCCTTACAATGCTACGAATCCTAATAACTATATTGCTTTAACTGCTTTATCTGCTTCTGCTCCATTGTCGTATAACAATACTACAGGGGCATTTACAATAGCACAAGCTAACGGATCAACTAACGGATTCTTATCTTCTACTGATTGGACAACCTTTAATAGCAAGCAAAGTGCTTTGACAATCGGTAACTTTACGGAGGTTAATAGTAATGTGTTTATGTTTCCTGATGGAACTACAGGAAAGACTATTGGTAACTTGAGTATTCAAATGATACAAGCAGGTGCTTCTACCAATGGTTATTTAAGTTCTACTGATTGGAGTACGTTTAATAATAAACAAGGGACAATAACATTAACTACAACGGGAACTTCAGGTGCTGCAACATTTAGTTCAGGGACTTTGAATATTCCTCAATATCAAACTGCTTTAACTAATCCTGTTACAGGAACAGGTACTGCTAATTATGTAACTAAGTGGACAAGTGGTAGTGCAGTTGGGAATAGTGTTATTTTTGATAATGGCACTCATGTAGGTATTGGAACTACTACACCTAATTTAACTACTTCTTATGGTAGAGCATTAAGTTTAGTATCTCCTACTGGATATGCAGGAATTGAGATTTTTGGTGCTTCCGCAACAGGTGGAGGTCAATTAGACTTTGGTGGCAGTACAACTCGTTTTGCTTCAATATCAGGGGAATATGAAAGCTCTACTAATGGTTATTTAAATATTCGTACTCTTAGAGCAGGTAGTATGACCGATGCTGTCAGGATTTCAGCAAATGGTAATGTAGGTATTGGTACAAACACTCCTTTAGGAGCTTCAGGAACTACACTAGAAATTTTTGGAGGTTCAGGTCAAGCAAGATTAGCAATAAAAAATACTGCAACGGGCTCAGGTTCATTAAATGGACTGCAATTTGGAGTTGATACAGGAGGAGGAGCATTTATTGAACAACGTGGTGCAAATACACTACAATTTGCTACTAATGGTAATGGTAGGCTTTTTATTACATCGGCAGGGAATGTTGGTATTGCAACGACTACCCCATTAACTAATTTAACAGTAGGAGATAGTGCTACTCAGCAACAACCATATATTTCAATGGCAAGAAATGCTACTGGTGGATTTTTTGCAGGTATTAGATGGTATGATGGGGCAACAGTCAAATCTGTTATACAAGAAGATGCAGATTTCAATTTAAGATTTTCTACTTCTAATACAGAAAGAATGAGGATTTTATCAGGAGGGAACATTCAAATTGGTGGAACTAATTTTGGTACTGATGCTAAAGTAGGTATATCAAATGGCAATAATGAAGCTATTGAAATAAATCCTGCAATTTTATCAAATACAGGTCGTATTTTATTCTACAACAGAGGAACATCTGCATATACTGCTGGCTTGTTAGTTGCTTCAGAATTTCAATTTCAAACAGGAGGCACCGAACGTATGCGGATTTCTTCGGATGGCAAAGTTGGTGTTGGAACAAGTTCTCCTACTTCAAGATTAGAAGTAAGGGGCAATTCCACTGATGGGTGGATTAGATTAAGTACAACAAGTGGAAACCCATTTATAACTTCAACCAATGAAATTGGGTTTCAAACTGGTTCAGGAAATAATAATTTATATTTATTTGGATCAGGAAACGTAGGAATAAATAATACTGTTGATACTGGGTATAGGCTATATGTTTCAGGTAATATATATGCCACAAGTAACATTACTGCAAACTCTGATTTAACTCTAAAGAAAAACTTGAAGTTAATTGAGAACCCTATTGATAAGTTAATGTCACTAAACGGATACTTATACCAATGGAAAGAGAATGATGAGTATCAATATGGTGTAATTGCCCAAGAAATAGAAAAGATTTTACCTCATGCAGTTTCTACTGGTACTAATGGAATTAAGGGAGTATCTTACAACCAAATTATTCCTGTATTGATTGAAGCAATTAAAGAACTTAACGCAAAATTAGATTCTAAGTAATGGCATTACCTTTAAGTGGTGATTTATCATTCAACCAAATCGGTATTGAAATCCAAAGACCTAATAATGCAGTCTTGGATATCAAAGATGCAGAACTTGGTGTTTACGTTCCATTAAATGTTTATAGCACTTATAGACCTGATGGAGTAGTACCTTGTTCTGTAGCTGAATGGTATGGGTATAATCATACACAATCTCAATTCACACCTTTCTTTCAGGTTGTAAAGAACTCTGTTGCCTCCACTACTGTTAACACTAACTTTAATATGTGGATTACGGTAGCAAACATTGGTAATGCCCCTACAAGTGGTTTAGTGACCTTTACAGACACTTTACCTGCTAATATGCAGATTGTTACTTGGAGTGCTCCAGGATGGTCTGTAAACGTAACTAATCAAACTCTTACTGCTACTAGAAACGATTCTATTGGTGCTAATAGTGCTTACAATGATGTTGTTATTACTGCTAGAATAATTAATTGTGCTGCAGGTGCTTATTACAATCAAGCTAGTGTTACAGGAGGTGGTACAAGTGGTACTTTCTTTTCTAACACAATTACAATCAATGCTACTTTATTTTCTTCTACCAAAACAGTAACAAGAAGTATTCAGAAGAATGATTGTGGTGCAGGTTGTGTAGGAACATTTGTTAGTGTCACTTCTCCTGAATTTACAAGAACTTCTTGTACATCTCAAGCAGATGCAGATAACTTAGCTACATTGGATTGCAACAATTGGTTAGATGCTAATGGACAAGCTATAGCTAATGCTAATGGTTCTTGTGTTTGTAACCCTCCTACTTTCTCGGTTAATAAAGGTAGATTAGGTAGTGGTACAATACTACCAGGACAACAATTTACTTGGCAAATAGCAGTAACTGTTTCTAATAACAATACTAACGGATCAACGGTAACAATATCAGATACTATTAACTCTAACTTTACTGTTATATCTTGTGAGGTTATTAATCCTTCAGGATGGACTACGTTTATTAGTGGACAAACTGCTAATGCTTTTACTAACAATACTTTAGTAGCAGGACAAACTTATTACTTTGTAATTACTGTTCAAGCTAATGCTTCAGGTACATTTAATAATACTGCTACAGTATCAGGTGGTGGTGGAAATACTGCTAGTGGTTCTGCTAGTATAACTATCAATGCTCCTGCAGCAATCTCTTTAAGTATTTTAAGTGCTGATGTTGCTAGAACAATGTATGATACTACTTTCTTAGGAACAAACTATTATGGTATTTATTCAAATGATTCAGATTATTTAAACCACAATATTTCTATAAGAGTAGCTAATCAATCTGCTCCTGCTTTCTCAATTAGAATAAAGTGTAATTTCAGTACAACTGTATTCTTAAACTTATTCTCAAGTGGTTTAGTACCTAATGATACAGATTGGGGATTTGATTCAATTGATGGGGAGTTCTTTAATAAGACTACTATTAATCCTGGTGATTACTCATTTACTTATATAGCCTTTATTAGACCATTTACAAGTGTTATTAGTAGCAACTTTACTTTCTCTCTTAGATACAATGGTTCTACGGTAGATTCAAGAGATTTAAGTAGAAATATTGTTAGTAGACACGAAGTAACATTTAGAGTACAAAGTGATGCTAATGGTGCATTACAATACTTAGTTGAATGCTCTACATTACAAGCAGGTAAGCCTGACCAATTTAATAGTTCAGTTATAACTGGAGGTGATTTTGGATTCTCTATTAATGCGTTTAGTATATTAATTTATGTTAACGGAAGTGGTTCATTTAATTACAATGTATTTAATCCTTCTAAGACAGTTAGATACAAATTAGACTCTGCAAGCACTTGTCCTGTAGGCTCTTATGTAAGAACAATTAGTAGTTTAAGTACAGGATTAATTTCTACAACATTAATGGTTGATCCTTTTGATGCTCCGTTACCTTGCTAATTACAAAATAAATAACTTATATTTGCTTTGTAATCAATAGTTAATATGGTTGATACATATAGAAAACTAATAAACAAACAACACACAATGAAAAAGACTTATCAAGACTTGTTTATGTGCGTAGCCTTTATTGCAGGTAATGTATATAATGAAGAAACGAAAGGACAAAAGAAATTAGCAATCATTCGTAAGAAGTTGCAACCATTCTTAGATACCTACAATGATGAAGCAGATGCTATTAAGTTAGATAATGCTTTGGTAGTTACAGAAGGGGAGAAGAAAGGTAAGGTCGTTGTTGAAACTGATGGTAATTATGCTTATTCAGCAGAAGGTATTGCTAAGTGCAATAAAGCATTAAAAGAGTTAAGCAAGAAAGAGTTTGATTATACTCCTATTGTGGTTAATAATCCTGATGAGTTAGATCAGTATGTATTTTTAAAAGGCTTCGTTACTGGAGTAGAGTTTAAAGAAGAAGAAGAAATAGAATTATAAGATATGGAATATATCATTCGTATTAAGCCAATTGAAGCATTCGGAACGTTAGCAACACGTTTGCACGTTCGTTTGTTTTATGTTCTTTATGGGACAACTCAAAATTGTTTCATTGAGTACAAGACCTTTGATGGTCAAATGATGTACGCAAAGAACATGACTATCCCTGAAGAAATCATTTCTAAGTGGGGTGTGAATGATGACCTTATTCTTCAATATATTGTTAAAGCAGAAAACGTAACTATTGATGACTCTCCTGTTTATATGGTTGATGAGCAAGCACAACTTCAAACTAAAGAGAAGTTGGCTACACCTACAGAGGTTGATTATCAATCTACAGAAGAAATAGTTGCGGAGGCACTAGCAGATGAAACAAGTGTTCCACCTTTAACTGCTGAAGGATAATGAACTTTGATTTCGAGAATGTAATCTTCCCAACTATCATTTCAGGTATTACTGGCATATTTGGTTGGCTCGTAGGCAAAAAGAGAGAGGATGTAGAGATAGACACTAATGAAATAGCTAACACTAAAGAGATTATTGAGATGTGGAAAGTTACTGCTAAAGAGATGAAAGAGGAGGTTGCAGAATTGAAACAAAAGATTGAAGATTTGACTAAAGAAGTACATACATTAAGAGCAGAAAACATAGAACTCCGTACCAAATTAGGCATCACTAATGAAAGTAACCAAGATAAGTAATAGATTCTACGTCTACTTACATATTAACCCAACAAATGGAAAAGTTTTTTACGTTGGAAAAGGTTCAAGAAATAGAGCCTACCAAACGAGAAGCAGAAACGACCATTGGAAAAATACGGTTAATAAATATGGTATAGATGTTTGTATTGTTTCTGACAATATGACTAATGAGGAAGCTGCATCATTTGAGGTGCGGCTTATTTCATTTTATGGGTTAGATAATTTGTGCAATATGACTTCAGGTGGAGAAGGTCTTATTAATATAAAAGATGAAGTGAGGCTAAAAATGTCCAAATCTAAAATTGGCAATAAAAATGCACTAGGTCATACTTGTAATAATGCTGAAAATAAAGAAAAAATGAAGCATTATGGTAATAAAAATATGCTTGGGAAAAAGCATACAGAAGAAACAAGATTGCTTATATCTAAAAATAGAAAAGGCAAGGTAATTCCAATTGAATCAAGGATAAAACAAAGTGAATCATTAAAACTTGCTTATAAAGAAGGAAGAAGGATTAGTCATAATTTAGGAAAACCTGCTTGGAATAGAGGAATTTCCCCATCAAAAGAAACTCTTGAAAAACAGAGATTAAAGAAAATTGGAGTTAAAAGAAATCCTCATAGTGAAGAAACAAAACAGAAAATGAGATTAGCAGCATTAAATAGAAAACAAAATGGTAACATCGCAACAGGCTCTTAAAAAATATGGTATTGCTTCCCAAAGTAATCCAAATCTTGTTTTATGGGATGTCCCAACTAAATTAGAAATTGGCATAATTCCTAAACGAATTTATTGTAATAAGGATATGATTATCCCACTTACATGGGCTTTTTCAAAACTTATATCTACTGGTGCAGTCAATGAATTAAAAACTTGGGATGGATGCTTTAATATTAGAAATAAAAGAGGTTTATCTTCAATGAGTTTACACTCTTGGGCTATAGCAATTGATGTTAATGCTTTTGAGAATGGATTAAATCAAACTCCTAAATTATCAAAAGAATTTGTTGAATGTTTTACATCATCTGGATTTGATTGGGGAGGGACTTGGACAAGGAAAGATGGAATGCACTTTCAACTATCTAAAATATAACTAATCACAAACATCATGAAAAATCTAAAGTACTTTCTCGGAATAATTCCGATTTACTTCATTTTATCTTGCAAGCCTGCTAAGGTTGTTACGAATATAAAAGAAATTGTAACACACGATACTATCAGAGATACTCGTATTGTTGAAAGATATAAGGCTATCACAGACACATTGATTATTGACAATCCTTGCGATTCTTCGGGCATTCTAAGCAACTTTTATAGCAAATTGGTAATACCACAAGGGAAGGTAATTATAAGGTCTGTAAAGGGCAGTATTCAAGCCACAGTAGATATAGATTCTATTGAATCTGTCTATGAAACTAAATACAAATCATTGGTCAGAAAAAGTGATGTAAATACACAAAAGTTCGTACGAACAAATGTAGTTCCTTCTTGGGCTATCATTACAATATTCTTTGAAACACTCATAATCTTATTGTATTTATACTTTAAGATAGTAAACATATTTAGATGAAAACTTGGAAAGAATTAGTGATTGATGCAATTAATATGCATCGGTCAGAAGGAGTTAGTAGACACGAGGCTTCTCGTAGAGTTGTAGAAGGGACTGAACATAGTTCTGAAAACATCAGAAAGTCTATGAGTAGATACGAAAAGAAGATGGATCATGCAGCTTTAGATGTTGAATCTACTGCAATGGGATTTCCAATAGATAACGTATCATCCTATTGGTTGAAATCTAAACATATCTCTGTTCACGTTAAAGGTGATACTAAGACTACTGATTACTTTGCTGAAATAGAAAAGATAGTTAGTGGTTACAATCCCGATACAATCAGAGAGATACCTAAAGTTGACACACCAACACCTAAAGCAATCAAGGCAACACTTAGTGATATGCACGTTGGTTTAGAACCTAATCCTAATAACAAATCCTTATTCTCTTACGAGTACAATGCAGAAGTATTTAAGTCAAACCTTGATAAAGTTTTTAATAGTATTCTCAAGGAATATACCGCTAATGGTAGATTTGATTTGCTTATTATAGATGACTTAGGAGATGGTTTAGATGGATGGGATGGATTAACTACTCGTGGAGGCCATAAGCTAGAGCAGAACATGAACAATCAAGAAGCATTTAAGACTTTCGTAGAAGGCAAGTTAATGTTAATTGAGAATTGTATCCAAGCAGGCATCGCTAATGAAGTGTTAGTAAGAAACGTAGCTAATGACAACCATAGCGGTTCTTTTGCTTCTATAGCTAATATGACAATCCAAATGCTTCTTAATAGAACTTATGGTCAAGATTCAGTTAAGTTTTACATCTTAGAAAGATTTATGGAGCATTTTAAATACGGAATGCACACTTATATTCTTACTCATGGTAAAGACTCCCAGTATATGTTTAAGGGATTACCTTATGAGTTAAATGATAAGGCTACATCTTTTATCAACGATTACATTGATCACTACGAGATTGACACTCCTTTTATTCACTTAGAGAAAGGTGATTTACATCGTATTGGGTACTCAAGAACTAAAAAGTTTGACTATCGTAATTATATGTCCTTTGCTCCACCATCTGCTTGGGTGCAACATAACTTCGGTGATTGTTATTCAGGATATTCAATTGAGATTATTCCAAAGTTTAGTGGAGAGATTTCTCATACGGATTACTACTTTGATTTAAGCAAGAAATTATAGTACCTTCGTAGCATACGTTTTCATGTATGTTTGTTTGGGTTAGGTTTCGGTAAATGGGGGGCAATTGCTCCCTTTTTACTTTTAAAACAAAAATACCCACCAACATAGTCAATGGGTATTCAATAATAGAAACCAAACTAATCTACTTATTTAGAAAACTTTTCTATTGAATATATCTTGTTCACTAATTCTACTGGTTGCTACATCCACATACATATCATGTGTAGCAGTATTACCATCTCTGTTCTTCAAAAAGATATATTCTAACTTATTATTAAATGTTACATTAGGATTATTGTTCTCTCTTGCCTCCTCATAGGCATAATAATCTTCTCTGTATAACCCTATTACTACTGAAGCCATTTGTTCTATCTTTCCTGATGAACGAAGGTCTGATAGCTTAGGTCTATGACTACTTCTACCTTCAGATTGCCTGTTCAATTGTGCAGCACACAAGAAAGGTATATTTAACTTTTTAGATAATGCCTGTATCTTATCGGCTACAGTTCCTACCATTGCTACTTCGTTAGAAGCATTAATTGTGTTGTCTGTCATTAGTTGCAAGTAGTCAATCATGACCATCTTAATGTTCTTTTCTCTTACTATTTTTTGTATCATACTTGTTAGATAGTTAATATCTCTGTTAGCCCCATCATACCAAGTAATTGGTAACTTCTCTAATCTTGTTACTGCTTCTGATTGCACACTTGTAAATTGGTCTATACTTATACGACCTGTTTTAATTTTAGAATAAGGAGTTGGGTTATCTAGCTGACCTGAAATCATTCGGTATATTAACGACATTACAGGCATCTCTAGTGATAAAAACAAAACATTATAGTTAAGTTCTGCTGCACACCTTGCGTGTTCAAGTAGTGTAATGGTCTTTCCTTGTCCTGGTCTTGCAGCAAACAAGATAACATTACCTTTTAACCAACCTCCTGTAATCTCATCTAATTTAGGGAATCCTGTAGGTACTCCTGATAAGTTACCATTAGTCATTACATCACCAAGATTGTTAACTGCTGATAGTAAAGCCTCTTTCATGCTCACTACTTCTAAGCTATTGTCTTTTACAATCTCATTGCTTACTGCATTATTAATCTTATCTAATAGTGAAAAGTAATCCGATCCATTAAGGATTTCACTACTAATCTCTTTTGATAGTATTAATAAATCTCTTTTACCTTTTAATTCTGCTAACCAAATTAATAACTCTCCTGCATTAAGTGGACTCTTAGTAGATTGTGCAGTCATCACAGAAGCCCAGTCTTTACTTCCTTTCGTTTTAAGCCTTAATATTACATCAGATAAGGTAAATGTACCTTTCTCGGAATATAATTCAATACAGGTCAAATAAACGTTGCGTGTGGACTCAAAGTGGAATACATCAGGTCTAATAATCTTCTGTACTTCCTTAATGTAAGATGGATAGTTACATATGACTGCTAAGAGTTCTTGTTCTGTATCTAAATCAGTTAGTGTTATAGTTTGATTTGGTTTCATTAGTATTGTTTGGTTTTAAAACTTAAATGGACTTGCAGTTTCAATGCTTTGAATCTTTCTTGGCATATAACCTTCATCCTCCCAAGTTCTTTGATTTAAATAAGTTGTTGGGTTTTTTCTAAACTTAATATCGGGTGTTGACTTTAAGTAGAAAGGTAAAGTTTCAAATATTTTATCAATTTCTTTCATTGATAACTTAATAAACTTTGTCTTTGCATCCTTAGTGCCTACTTTCTTATTGTATAATTCCCAAAACTTATCAAATTGTTCTTCTTTTAAATTTACTTGCTCAAGTATTTCTTGGGCACTTACTTGTGGTAATGTTGGGATGTTAATTTTCTTGTCAATGTGGTAGATTAATTCTAATCCTTCAGTACCAGTTAATTTAGTTTCGTTTAGTGAATCAAGTAGTTCTTGATCCTTTATTGAGTATAAGAACTTACCTAATACTTCTTGGAGAAAATCTCCTAATCCTAGTTGTTTAGTATTCATTAGCTATGGTTATAAAATCTTTAAACTTCTTAATCTTAATAAATGATGCGTGTTTTTCGCGATTCTTTGCGTGTTCTAATCTATAAATCCAAACCTTAATTGTATGATGTGTATCATGTACTATATGCCCATCAAAACTTGTAAAGTATAAAGTTGTAGATGTAGTAGAGAGATAATTGTTAGCCCAATCTAGTGCCATCTGATAATATTCCTCCTGCTTGCTTGCTTCCATCTGTTTTGCGTTTATAGTAGTAACGTATCTTTCTTAAACTATAGAATCCACCTTTATTAAACTGGACTTCTATCTTCTCATTACAATGCTCACAAACCCAAGCTAGTGCATACTTATTACCACTACTTTCTGCATATTTAATGATGGGTGCAAGTTTGTTATCTTCAAGGCAAAGAGGACATCTTGGATCGTGGTCAATGTAGTGACCTTTATACTTGCGTTCCATCGAATGTATCTTTTAGCTTATTGAATGATGCTACGTTAATCTTAGTGTAGTTCTTGCGTATTAAATAGGCTTCTATTCTATCTTCCATTGAGCCAAGTAAACGTGTGAACTTGCCATTCTTAGTGTAGTAATGAGTATTTAACTCGTTGTAGTCTATTTCTACTATTTCAGATGATAACGCATCACGATAGTATTTAAGAGATATTTTCTTAGCCATATTAGTTGATTAAAAACATTAAATATATAAAGTAGAATAAGATTGATACTCCTGCACCTACTACACCAACAAATGCCATTAGTTCTGCTGCATCGTGGTTAATTTTTGATTTACCTTGATAGTTTTTAGTTTCCATAAGATTCGTTATAAATTTCGTTTATATCTTTTTCTAAATAAGCCCTTCCAGTAAATGAGCATTCTGCATTGTAAATAACTTTATTAGCAAATTCAATCATCTGCTCTTTCTCCATTGCTTTGGCTTGTTTAAATAACTCATCATAATGCATCGTAAAAATAAATCCATTATGTTCGTTTATTTCAAGTATTAGCCATTCTAATGCCGTTTGTTTAGTTTTCATTTTGCTTAATTATTAATATTCCTGATTTAGTGTATCTACCTGGTTCTAACTTACCATTCCATTCTTCGTGATCAACTTCCATTGAAAACTTCTTAAATGGTTCATATACCAAGTGTTGTTGCGTGTTCATCTTCGTTGATTGCATATTCAAGTTCTTCATATTCATTAATTAGTTTTTGAATTTCTCTTGCGTTTTCCATTAGACGTTGTTTCTGTTGCTTGTCCATGTAGTTTCTTGTAGTTGAGTTGAAGTTGATAAAATAAGTTTTCCCCGAATTGAGAGTAGGTAACTCCTAATTGATTTCTTTGAAATTGGTGTTGAGTTTTCATGTTTGTTTGTTTAGAATAAATATTGTTCGGTAAAATATTGTGTAATGTCATCTGTAGGATTATCTCCGTAGAATCTCCGGTAGACTTCTATTGCTTTGTTAGTCTTAATCATTCCTGATTCTCTGAACTCATCAGAAACTTTAAACAATCCCAAGCGATTAGTGCCTTTCTCAATAACGATAAATACCATCTGCTTACCAGTTAATGTTTCGTAGATATGCGTTTGAGAATCGTAGTTATACTTCTTAGCAGAATACTTGAATTCATCAATGTTAGTAGTAGTCTTTAGATCGTATATAAAGTCACCATTAATAATATCAGCTTTACCTTTAAATGTAATTCCGTTAATCTCTCCTAACAAAGGAACTTCGTATTTAACACCATTATCCCATACCAAAGGAGAAAGTGTCTTGTTGCCCCTTAGTGCAACTACCATTGCATCTATTTCTTCTACTTCTTTCTTTAAGAGCATAAACTCTTGGTTGTTAGCCTTACAAGCATCTTTGTAAATGTTAGTAGTACGAGTGGAGGCATCAACACATTTAAGATTCTTAATCTTATGTGGCTCAAGGCAAGATGTATGAAAATAACTACCTTGTAACATTGGTAATGTCTTTTGTGTAGGCATCCCAAAGTTCTTTGGATTATGTAGTAAAGTTCCTATATCACTATTAGACATAAACTGTCTGCCGAATGATCCGTAGTATTGGTCATCATCCTTTAGTTTCTCAAGTATTTGTTCGTTTGTCATGGGTTATTTGATTTTAACTTGATACTTATTTTTAAAATATTGTTTTACGTTACCATTGGGAGAGAACTCGTAGAAGTCTGATGGTTGAATATCATTCATCAAGAACTGAAGCAACTCAAAGATTGCATCCCAATGTGCATTAGAAAGAATCTCTTGTTGTTCTTCCCACTTTCCATCATTAATCCGCATACCATTCATTAGCTACCTGTTTAATCATTCGTTCTACTTGTTCATCTTTAATCTTTCCATAAGCATGAGATTGTACAATCCCTATGTTATATTCCCTACCTCTGAAGGGTAAGACTTGCTCTTTATTGAGCCTACTAGCTACTTCAATGAACAACTCCGAGTAGGTCTTGCTTCTCGGAATTGTAATCTTTTCTTTTAGTTTCATAAAATCTTAAATCCAATAATATTATTAACTGGAATCATTTTAGATGTGACCAACTTAGGCACTAATACTGCTCCTTCTTTACGAGTGTATTCAGTAATCATTATTGAATGATTTAGGAATGGTTCAGGGTGTGTGCAGATAACTGATAAGTTTGAATCTGACATCTCTAATAAGCGAGTAACAATAGTTTCATCACCTAATCCTAATCTGTAAGTTACTTGTGCTGACTTACCTAAGTTTTTATTGATTGTATTTACAAGTGGGTTATTCGTTTCCATGTTTGTTTGGGTTAAGGGTTAAAATGGTAATGCATCACTTTCTTCTGATACAACATCTAATACAATTGGTTTCTCCATTGAGAATTTAGACTTGTATTCAGGTGTTGCACTAATCTTATCAGCTAACCATTCAGGTAAAGACATAAACACATCTTGATTCCAAGAATCATAAGCTAAAATACGAGTAGGATTAACTTGTTCAGGGCAAGTAAGACCTTTAGGAATAGGTGAGATAGATGCAATGTTTGCATAAGTCTTAGTGCCATCAGCAGAAGCCTTGTGAACTACATTAAGCATACAAGTTGCTCCTACTAATTTAGTAATATCAAACTTAGCAGCTTCTTCATCTGTAAAGGCTTTACCTCTCCAGGATTGTAAATGGCTTCTAAGGGTTGATTTCTCGTGGAATGATAGAGTATATTCCTTAGAGATAACAAATGGTTTCTCGGGCTCTCCTTCACGGAAAATTGCAGTTTCTAAAGGTAATTCAAAGTCAATCATTACTTTGTGTAATGTTTTCTTCTCTCCTAAGTATTCTGATTCTACTGTACCAATCTGAATCATTGAATAACATCTTGCGACATGTGAGCCCGCCGGGACTACTTTCTTTGGAAGGTTTGAACCTCCTGATTTGGGTGCAATAATTGCCATAATTGTGTTTGTTTAATTATAAAGAAATTGGATAAATTTTGCTTTGCTTTTTTGACACTCATTTTTAAGAATGTCTGAAATTGACCATAGGTCGGGGTTGAAACTAAAGGTCATGGTGTAGAAACCCGCCTCATCTTGGAACTTTGCTTTAATAACTTTCATGTCTGTGTTTGTTTGTGTTGTACAAATGTAAACAAGTATTATTAATAAACAATAGAATATTAAAAAATATTTAAAAATTAATGAAAAAAATATAGAAATTAGCTTTTAAGTAAGAAATTACCCCATTGTGTGGCCATTGCTTTAGCTATTCCTGGAAACGTCTTAGACCTTTCTCTGCTTCTTTCTTCAGCATCTTTATACCATCTATCTGCAGTAGTAGAAAACTTTTTAACCTTTCCATCTTTGCAAGTAAACTTTGTGAATTTTGGTTCAACCCAAGTACACCCTTCATTAAATAAATCTGATTCTTTGCTATGATTTAATAATGGTAGATTTTTTAACCATAAACAAGTTGCCTTACTTGTAGCATCACAAAATAATATGGGTGAACAATTTGATCGGGCTTTCTATATAATTTACTCATAATGCCTATAGGATTCTCAATTGCAATATGTTTAATATCAGCATTGACTATTTGCATAAAGAAGTCTATACCTTGTTGTTGCCTTCCATCTTTTCTCTTTTGTTCAAACCATGCTGCACCACTTACTGCTAAATGTGTACATGGGGGAAAAGCTATCATACAATCCCAACCTTGATTAATAATCTCAAATACATCTCCTTGAATGTGCCATTCTGGATGACCACCTGATTCTTTTTGAATGTCACACGAAAATGCTTCAATACCAAGTTTTCGTAACTCAATTGTTACTGCTTGACTTTCTTCGCAAGCGACTAATACTTTTTTCATATCAGTAATGCCAATTTCTGCGTTTAGATTGATAATGATTAGCTTTATTTAATTCAGCTATCTCATCTTCTTGTGACTTAATTACCTTAGTTAGGTTATCAATGATTTTATTTTTTATCATAATCTCATGTGATAAATCAAAATAAACTTCAAGTAAATCTTCGTGCTTTAGTTCAAGTGCTTTAAAATCTTCAGCTAAAACATAAACTTGAGTTTTACCCCATTCCTTATGCAATCTCTTTAGATACAATGCACCATCAAGCATTTCCTCATAAGCATGAGTAATCCAATCGCCTGCATTTAAATCTTCCCGATCTAACGTAGTGTTATACTTCTTGATTCCAACTTCTGACCTATCTAATAAGTCTTGTCGTACTGATTCTACGATGGTATCTTTCATGCGTTAAGTTCGATGTTATATTCCTCAAATAAACTATTCATCTTATCGTTTAATTCTAAACGTTTTTCTTCAGGCATTGTGTCCATAACTAATCCCACCTGGAATAACTTCCCCATTACTGCGGAGGCATTAACGAATTGGTCAAGTACATTTCCCATATCAACTCCTTCGGCTTCCTTAGCCCCAAAGATGTGGTTAATGTTCTTTTCGAGTTCTGATTTAAGTTGATTAGTTAAGAGTTTAACCTTTCTTACATTACCTGATGACCTTTCCCAATCAGACTCAATAAAGTCATATAGGAATTGGCAATGGGAATAATAAACTAAGAATTTGTTTGCTTGTGATTGTGTCATTTTCATTGTTCGTTTGGTTTATCATCTTCATCCATTAATATCTTATGAACGAGAATAAATGGCGAGAATAATATTAATATCGTAACAACTATTACAGATACTAAGAAGTCTTTTAAGAAGCCCATCAGTCAATTAATTTAGAGATAAAACTTCTTTCTAATGTATCTTCCCAATTCTTTACTGCACGATCATTAGCAGCATCCAGTTCAGATTTAGTAAATAATAGCTTAAATGGCCCTCTATTACCTTTGACAATTACATGGTAGTATTCTGTATTAGCACCATTTTTACGTTGTTGGTTCTCAACCTTAACGAGTTCTCCGATTCTTACTGTTTTCATTTTGTTTGTGTTTAATTGTTATTTGTTAAATCTTAATATCCCTAATTGGTATAAATTAGTGCCATACAATACACATTTAAATGCAATACTAGGCTAGTATTTTAAAAGGTAATATTAAAGTGTAATATACTGCACAAAGTGAGGGTAATTTCATTAATTATTTGTTATAAAATGAGGGATGTGCAGTTCTTATGGTTTGTACACCCCTACTGTTAAATCACATAATCACATACCCAAATACTAAATTCTACTCTTGGGTTTTCTTTATCAAGTTTCTTAAATATTTGTATTTCAGCTACTTTATTATCATTATCAAATGCTTTTACCTTCTGCATCATATCCAGTAATACCTTCAATGAGTTGTCAATATCTGATTTTCTGTTAGGATAATAAACCGTAGCTTCAATTCTTAAATTACCTTCAATGTTTCTATCCTTGTAAACTTTGCATTGATTCATGAATGATTCTTCATACTCTTTAAGTGCTTTAGTCTTATACATGAACTTACCTGAAAATCGGTAGCAGTTAGATTTACTTGGCACTAAACCGTAGATAGTTTCAATCATAGCTTTTGATTTTCTATTTCCTGTTTAACTTCTTGCCAGTATTCCATATATTGAACTTTAATTAATTCGCTTGTTTGAAAATTATAAAATCTAGAAGATGTAATTTCTAATATTTCATTTACTGCAAATAAAGCACATTCTATGGCAAATCCGTGTTCATCTGCTGAATCTGTCCATTTTTCAAATTCACTAACAAATTGCTTTGCTTTTTCTTTTGGTGTCATAGTTTTTCTAGTTCTTGTTTAACTTCAAATAAATAACTATTCATTCGTACATAATATTTATTTGCTTTATCTCCTAACATTGCAAGATAAATGTCACCATTCTGAACTATCATCTCATCAACTGCAATTAATGCACATTGCTTACAATTAAAATCACCAAAAGTATAATCAATATACGTTCTGTATAAATCTTGTGCTTTTTCTTTAGGTGTCATATATCAGATAATTTAAGTACATAGTGTGCATACAAGAAAGCCAATACTGCTATAATCCAGTAACAAATAGCTACATATCTAGAATAATCATTGGGATTTCTCATAAGCCAAAATATTATTTTCCAAAATTGGAGTGATTTTTAAAATGACAAAAAATAATTTTAGAAAAACCCACATTAAAAATATGGGCTTTTACCATAAATCATCTTTAACCTATCATTTTACTTACTTTCATCATCTAAAAGGTAAACGCGACAAAAATCCTTAAAAAGACCTTGCCAGTATTTCCCGAATCTTGCCTCAACTTCTAACTTAGTTTTTGTTGGTATTCTTACTGATATAACTGAAGTAGGCTCTAACTTAGGTCTACCTGCTTTTTTCTTGTTAGTTTCTGTCTTATCGTGTGCCATAATTTCTTTGGGTTTTTATTTCTACAAATGTAAACAATTAATATTAATAATTGCAAACAAATATTATAAATA